AAATCATAAAAATAATTGGCTATATTTCTTATATATTTGGTTATTACAGGTATGTATTGGTTTGGGGCTAATCTTATTGACTGCTTCATTTATTGGTTATTTATTCAATTAGGAATACCACCATGAATTTAACACTTTCTCCAATTTCTGATCCCGAAGCTTTAGCTATGCTTCAGGCTTTCTATTCTCGTTCTCATAAAAGTATTAAAACTCGATTAAAGGAATTAGGAACGGACGATATTATTAAAATCAAACAAGCTCTTAATAAATATTATATTGGTTATAACCATGCATCTATTGGCAAATGTGGCACGATAACAGTATTTATTGAAGGCGTTTCACTGTTAGCAGCCAAAGCCATTCAAAATAATCCTTTATATGCGGGTCAAGAAAGTTCTACCCGTTATATTGATTTTGATAGAGAATTTCCAGTTATTAATCCAGTACCTAATGTAGAAATAGGCCAATACGTTTTGCAAGCTTGGTTACAGATATATAATTTTGTGAAAACTGAAGTTTATGATGCACTAGTAAAATTATACCCAAAACCTTCAGATATGACTGATTCTCAGTATACTAATGCAATAACAAGTGCCACACAAGATTTAGCACGAGGGTTTTTACCTACTGGAACCAAAACACAATTGGCCTGGACGACGAATATGCAAGCAATGCGTGAGCATTGCATGGTTCTTCGAACCCACCCACTTGAAGAAGTACAACAGCTTGCATTAGAAATTCAAACATTATGTTCTAATAAATATCCATCCGCATTCCCATTAAGTGACCTTTATCCACTTAATGATCAAGATGGATTATCTGGACGAATCGCTCATGAACTAGAGCGGAATGTATTATATAATATCCCACAAGAAACAGTAGTAGATTTAACGGCATTAAAAATTGATCCATTAAAAATACATCTTGGAATTTTAACTCGTACACCATATAAAGCAATGCTTCCAAGGTACTTGAACAAATTTGGAACGATCACTGCAACGGGTTGGTTAGATTTTGGAAGTTTTAGAGACTTGCAACGTCATCAAAACGCTACAATCCCTATTGCTGAACTGCACATAGAAAATGGATTTAATCTTTATTATCAAGATACTATATTAAAAATATTACAAGGTAGTAGTGCTACTCTATTCTCTCATTATATGAACTTAGCAGTGGGTTCATTATATAGACTTAGCAAATTAATTTATCCACACGATTTACAATATTTCTATCCACTATGTTGGAATGTGCCCGTAAGCTGCACAGCAGGATTTCCACAGTGGTTGTATATGCTAAAGTTAAGAACATCAAAAAGTGTACATAGTACACTTCGTACATTTATGCAAAGTATAGGATTAAAATTAGAGGAAGAATTACAATTACAATTAGATTATGATAAAACACCTAGTAGTTGGGTTAATTTTAATCGTGGTTTACAAACCATTACTGCGCCTAAGAGTGAATCACAAACAGGAGAACTTTAATGATTAATCTTCCAAGTGTGTATCAAATAGAAGTATTTAGCCGGTGTAATTTGCAATGTCCATTTTGTTTAACAGGTATTGCGAATGTCCCACCGTACTACCAACAAAGCGCCATAGATTTAAAATTATTTGAAACGATTGTAACTAGAGATTTGGGTAATACTCGATTTGTTGAATTACAAATGAGAGGAGAACCTACACTGCACAAAAATATTTATGCTTTGGTTCGCATAGTAAAAGAGTCGGGAATTTTAGTAGGTTTATCTACTCATGGTGGAACGTTAAAAAGCAACAATAAAGCTATGGCAGCAGCTCTTAACTGTCATTATTTAACCATTTCTATTGATGCGGGAACTAAAAAAAGCTATGAGCAAAAAAGAGTTGGTGGTCATTGGGAATCAGTGATTGAAGGTATTTCAAGTTTATTGGAAATGAAAGATGAAGATCGTTATCCCATAATTGATCTTCAATTAATTGAAGAGGACACACCAAATGGTTCTTGGATGGATGAGTTGGTTGCATTACATGATCTTGCACAACAACTAGATTGGCTGGATAAAGTGACAATTCGCACAATTCCCAACTCCAATATTTTATGGAAAGATCCAAACGCAACCATTACTAAAACTAAAGAATTGTGTTTAAATCCTTGGCTTTCAGTCTCCATAAAAGCGAATGGAGATGTAGTCCCATGTTGTATGGCCTTTAAAGATGAACCCGAATTGACATATGGAAATGTCGCGGTAAACAGTCTTGAAGAAATTTGGAACTCACCAACAGTTGAAGCTTTTAGATTGAAACATTTGCACCATGCAGGACAATGTAGTCATCTTAAACTACCGGATACATGTGAAAACTGTACAAATCGTAGCCCTGTGTTATTTCATGATGCGCTTATTATTAATGCATTAAAAGGTCAACAATGAAAACCAAAAAACTGTTTAGTGTTCAACAAGCCAAACGGGAAGAAGCGGGTATTACGTGTGGCTATGTAGATAGTCCACTCTTGTATACGCCCATTCCAAAACCGTTTACAATGCCTGGGTTTCAAATATCAACCGATAGTGGCGCTCATACTCTTTATAAACTGTTTTTCGTGCAAGGTTCCGCTACCGAATACGCACGACAAAATGCGGATTATTCATATTTGCAAACTAAAGAGTTTAAACGATTTTTAGATGCTTACATACAAAATATTTTAATGCATAAAGATGATTACACGTTTTATGTCACTTTAGATATTATTAACAACCCAGAAGCAAGTTGGAAAATCACTAAATATATAGAGTCTTATGGATTAAAACCTGTACCTGTTTTCCATAATGGGGAAGATATCTATTGGCTAAAGAAAATGCTGGATGAATATGATTATATTGGTATTTCGGGATTAGGTCAGGATATTACCAAAACTAAATTTAAAGCGTTTGGTGATGCGTGTTTCAAAGAAATTTGTGATCGACATGGAGTACCTCAAACAAAAGTACACGGTTTTGCAATGGGCACTCCAGAAATTTTAGCACAATATCCATGGTATAGTGCCGATCAAAGCACATGGACATACATGAGTAGGGTTGGTTCTTTATTAGTTCCAAAACCCATTATTAAAAATAAAGAAATTAAAGGGTTTGATTATTTATCTCGGTATTTGGTTTTACCCGTTACCAATCGCCGCCGATTTGAAAATCGACATCTTGAAAATTATCAACATGGCGAACAACTTGCATGGTTAAAATTTTTCATTGAACAAGAAGGTTTTACACTGGAAGAAGCACAAGAGTTTTACCATATACGGGATACTCTCAATATTCGCTTATTCCATAATATTCAAACAAGTATAAAAAAACTTTACTATAGAAGATATGGATATGAGCGAGGTGGAAACATTTTATTTGCGGGTACACCATCAGGAGCTGGATCAAATATTGGAAGATTTTGTAGATTAATGTATGAAATCCAATTAGCAGGTATGCATTGGTTGGGTACACCTGTATATCAAAAACATTTATCAAATTGCGTCAAGCTTCATAGATCAGCTAAAAAGCAAGAAGATTTTAGAGTTCATTGGAATCCACAAACAGTCGCATTACAAACCAACCCAACGGCTAAAGTCCGAATGAAACGTAAGCCTTTATTCACACCGGGTAAAAAGATAGATTATCAAGTCACACTTCAAGTCACAGTGACTCTTAAAGCGGATAATCAACAAATAGCTAGTGAATTAGCAGTTAATTCACTAAAAGATTCAGGTATTGTTGCAACAGTATTAAATACTATTGCAGTTCCTACTTCAGTTCCCGTATCACAAACATCCCAACAATCACCTTCATTTGAAGATGCTTTATAGGAGTTACGATGAAAGTTTCCAGTTTGAAAACAATGGTCGGTTTGGCTGCACCATTCTTAATTGATCAAGATTTTATTCCGATTCTACAACACTTTTGGTTCCGCCCGAATAGCATTATGGCATATAATGATATTCAGGCTGTGCGCTTGATGTTAGATACAGGGTTGAATTGTGCAGTCCCTGGCAAGTTGCTAGGTAAACTATTAGGCACCATCAGCCATGAAGAAATTGACTTAAAACTTAATCAGTTTGGTACTGAACTCTTGATTGGATATGGAAAAAATCAAGCTAAATTACCAGCATTATCCCCTAATGAATTTGTATTTGAAATGCCAGACCCTACTGGAATCTCAATTACTTTGAATGATGAAGTTAAACTAGGTTTCAGTAAATGTTTATCGACGGTAGGGCATGATCCGACCAAACCCGAACGAAATGGAATTTCTATTTCAGTAGAAACTGATAAAATCAAGCTTTATACGACAGATGGTATCACCATCTCTACGTTTAAACTGGATGGTAGTTTTTTATCGGGCGGTGTTGAAGAATTATGGGCAATTATGCCTACTTTCTTTTGTGAGCAACTCCACAACCTTACTAAGTCACTCAAACTGACACCTACTTTGCATTTCGATCAGAAATGTGTGTTGGGTACGCTTGAACAACATCGCATTTTTTCTCGTTTGATTAATGCGGAACCACCTAAATTTGAACAAGCTATTAGTCATTTACTCACTGATCCATTAGATGAGGTTGAGTTACAACCCATTCCAAAAGAATTTGAAGAAGCACTTACTCGTGCAGTTCTTATGTTACAACCTGAAAAAGGTATAAAAACAACTACTGTAACATTATCTCCTACTGGCACGCTTACATTATTTACTCAATCGGAGCGTGGGACCGCACGAGATGAAATTGAAACGGCACTCGACCCGCAAACATCAGAACCATTAATTTTAATTTCTGATCCTAATTATTTATTACGTGGTACATCTTTGTGTTCAAAGATGGGTATATCGGGTAATGTAGTTGTATTTGGTGAAACTGAACAAAACTTCTACCATTTAGTCTCAACTAGCACCAAATCTTAATCAATTAAACCATCATCCCGTCTTAAATGTCGGGATGATGGTTGAGGAATTTTTATGAGCGGGCAAATCTCAAAAAGCTTAATAACAAGCATGTTAAATTTTAAATGTTTTGAGCAAACAGAATCGGGTCAAATTAATACTAAATTTGACCAGATTAAAATTATCCAAACGGCAACGCACACCAAAATTGAATTTTTATTTGAAGGAGAAGTTGTACTTTATGAAATTATAGATAAAGTAACAACAGGCGATCAAATTATTGATATAAAAGGTATATATGGTTACACCCCCACTAACTTACTGTGAGAATAGTCATGAGCTTTTTCTTTGATGATGCAAGCGCCACAAATGGTCGTAAAAAATCAAAAGAAATTCCAATTAATACAGCCAGACTATTACAATGCACGGTTTGCCCATTAAAAAAAGCGGGGGCTTATAATCCTGATATGCCCGCATGGGGAAGTCCAAATCCTTTGGTTTATTTTATAGGGGAAGCTCCTGGTGAAATGGAAGATCGTGAAAACCGACCGTTTATTGGACCCAGCGGAGAAGTATTAGCTGCATGTATTCCTAATGCATTTAAAGATAAATACCGGTTAAATAACACGGTACGGAGTCGCCCACCCGCAAATAGAACTCCAACTGCATTAGAACAAGCATGTTGTCGTGCGAGTATTATTAAAGACATTAAACAAACCCAACCTAATATTATTGTCGCTTTGGGCACTACAGCACTTAATTGGCTATTTGAAGATGAAAAACTAGACCGATCAGCCGAAATTGCTAAATGGCGTGGGCGCTTTTTCCCAGTCAATTTAGATGGATATGTATGTTGGGGTTATTGTGTTTATCATCCTAGTTATATTCTCCGTAATCGCCGAACTTCCAAACAAGGTGTAGAATATAAATCGGAGCATGATCGGTTATTTGAAGCTGATCTGAAACGAGTCTTTGATAATGTGTCCCAACCAAAACCCAATTATGTATCTCCAACAACATATATGACGGGTATCATGTATTCCGAAGGATTAAAATCTAATAGGGAACTCAATAAAGTTTTAAGTTGGATAGATAAAGCAAATAGTCTACCAATGACTGCATTTGACTATGAAACAAATGATCTTCGACCTTATAAACCAGACTCTCGTATTTTAACACTAGCAATTGGTACAGATCAATGGTGTGTCGCTTTTCCAGTTGCGTATAAAAACGCTTGGACACCCCAACAAAAAGAAATACTTGATCAAGCAATTTCCGGGTATTTAACTAATGGAAAGCCTAAAATTGCACACTCTACCAAATTTGAATTAGAATGGTCAGCATTTTTTTATGGACAAGATATTTTAAAACAAAAAGATTGGCAAGATACACAAGGGATAGCATACATACTAGACGAGCGGAGAGGAACTCACAACTTAGATATTTTAATACGAACTTATTTTGGGTTTTGGTTGAAAAGTATTTCCAACTTAGATCGTACTAGAATGGAGAGCTATCCACTAGAAAAAATACTGCCTTATAATGCACTCGATTCTAAATGGACTTTTGCATTATATAAAGTTTTATTACAAGCTCTCAAGCAAGATAAAAAATTAGTAAAAGTCTATAATGACTTGCTTGACATGATGGTCATGCTTACCCAAATTCAATTGCGAGGTGTAGTGTACAATGATAAAGTCACTACTGAACTTTTAACCCACCATCAAACCAAACTGACTGAGATCGAAGATCTTATTTGGAGCTTACCAGAAGCCAATCAATATCAACAAGCATTTAATGCACCTTTTAACATTGGCTCACCCACTGCTACCATTGCATTGTACAAAGATGTATTAGGTCGTGAAAAGGATTTGATAACAGAAACAGGGGCTTTAAGTACCGATGAAGGTCAATTAAGTCAACTTACCGATACATTATCTATATCCATTTTAAAATGGCGTCGGCACTCCAAAGTAATCAGTACATATTTAGAACCTATGCCTAAATATGTCATGCCAGATGGTCGGATTCATACCATGTATAATCCGTATGAAACCGTTACAGGTAGATTATGTGTTGCCAAAGGAACGATGATTGAAATTGTCAGAGATCATTCTCTATACCCAGATGGTGTTCCAGTTGAAAATGTAAAAGCTGGAGATTATGCATACACGTTTGATGATAATCTCAATGTCGTTTTACGTCGAGTGACTTGGTCTGGAAAAACTGGAACTAAAAAAGTTATGAGAATCCATTGGGCTGGAACAGGTAATAAAACTAAAGGTTACGTAGATTTAACATGTAATCATCCTGTTAGAATGATAAACGGTGACTATAAACGCGCTGACAAACTTCGTGTTGGTGATAGAGTATTAGCAATAACCAAAACAATTGCAAATGGTAGAGCTGTATTTTGGCAAACTGGTAAACATGATGCAATTGCTAACCACCGCTTTGTCTATCAACAAATGATAGGAGATATACCCGAAAATTGGGATATTCATCATAAAGATCATAATAGTTTAAATGACACCCCACAAAATTTGGTAGCTCTTTCAAATGCTGAACACTTTAGACTTCATGCAAAACACCATTGGTCTATTCCTGGTAATATAGAATCAATGATAGCAACTAGACAAACTCGTATTCAATCAGGTGATATTTATGTACCATCTGGACAAAATCATGTTGCTTGGAAAGAGTATTCAAAATTTAAGCTATTAAGATTGATAGCTAAATCCAAAGGAAATTTAACCAAAGTCACTGATATAGACTATTCAACTTTTATTAGGAAATGTAATAATCTAAATATTGATTATATTCATTGTGGGATGCGATTTTCAAAACAAGGAGTTTATATTGGTAAAGCCAAATTACTAAATTTGGTAAAAGAATATGGTACAACTACAGTTAGCCGTCAGTTAAAAGTAGACTATACAAAACTAACTCTATTATTAAACATATATGGTTATATTTCACCTAAGTCTCATAGTAAATTACCATCTAAATATTCTTTATTAAAAGCACTATCAAAAGCACGAGGTAGGGTTGGTAATTTAAAAAGTCGTGGGTTTTCCGATCTTTATAAAGTTAAGAAATATGCACAAATGTATAATATTAATCTTAAGATCGTAAAATCAAGGTATAATAAATATGGAGTATACACAGCTTCTACTATACCAAACAACCATAAGATTACTAAAATTGAATGGTTAGATAATTTAGTCGATGTTTATGATTTAGGAGTTGAAGATACTCATAATTTTATTGGCAATGGTATTGCACTTTCAAACTCCTCAGATTCGCCTAATTTACAAAATTTTCCATCCAAAACGGGTAAAGAACCCAGAGGGATGATTAAAGCTCCACCTGGTCATATCTTAGTGTGTTGTGACTATGGGCAAATAGAAGCTAGATTAATTGGAGTTGCTAGTCAAGATCCAGTTTTTTGTAAAGCTCTTTGGGAAAATTATGACGTACACATGGAATGGGCCAGAAAGATTGCGGAAGCTTATCCAAAAGTCATTCATGGTTCACAAAATCTCGATAACAAGAAAGCAATGAAAACTTTTAGAAGTAAAGTAAAAAATCTTTGGGTATTCCCAGCATTTTATGGTGCGTCATATCGATCCATTGCAGCGGGATTAAAAATACCCGAATCAGTAGCTCAAGAGTTATTTGAAGAGTTTTGGGATCAATTTAGTGGCGTTCGTAAATGGCAACGCTGGTTATCAGATCGATATAATGAATTAGGCTATACTGAATCATTATTTGGTCGCCGCCGTCATGCTCCCTTAACCCATAACGCTATTATTAATGCTCCTATTCAATCTTCAGCCAGCGATATTTGTGTGTTATCAATGGTTAAACTCAATCAGATTGGATTAATTGTTGTATTAAATGTACATGATGAGATTGGATTTTATATCCCTGAAGATCAACTTGAAACTCAAGTAGATCAAATTGTTCGGGAAATGACTCGGCCAAAATTATCTTGGCTTAATATCCCCATTTCAGTAGAAGTTAAAATTGGATATGACTGGTTTAATATGGAAGAAAGTCTAACAGTAGATTCTACTGAATACTACAATGTGCCAAAAGCATTGTTTGATTTTCGTGATATTTATCGAAAATAAGATCCGTCTGTAAACGCCCCAAATCGAAGTTTTGGGGCGTTTACATTGATACCCGCTACCCAACTACCAAAAATATTCAATACGCGCTAAAATCGACGATTTGACGGCTTTAATTGCATGTTATTTCATCAACTTCAGGTACAACCCAACCGTAACCCCAAACTGAGTAAACATCATGAGTAATTATCATAATCAATACCGTCCAACCGAATTAGACATGGTATTGGGTCAAGAGCATGTTATATCGGCATTACAAGAATACAAACGGAAAAATAACTGGCCTCATGCTTTTTTATTTACCGGGTCGGCTGGGACGGGTAAAACAACACTAAGCCGAATCATTGGAAAAGAGTTAGGTGCAGATAAAACTGGGATCATTGAAGTGGATGCTGCGGTATTTAATGGAGTAGAGACCATGCGATCACTGATTGGTGATCTTCAATATACTAATTTGGGTGAATCCGATATTAAATTCATCATTCTTGATGAATGTTTTGCAAAAGACACATTAGTCAATACCCCAAATGGGGAAATTCCCATTCAGTTAATAAAACCAGGTGACACGGTTTATAACATGACTGGAAGTGCTAAAGTCAAGCACACATTTGCTAATCAGATTCCGCTGGATAGAGTTGTCAAAGTGCATTTAGATTCTGGTAAAGCAATGATTTGTTCTTGTGATCATTTATTTTTTACTGATCAAGGTTGGATAAAAGCAAAAAACTTAAACAATCAAATGATTGTGTTTAATTTTGCTTTAAGTCATACTAGCTTTCCAAATCATTCTGGAACGGTACAAAATGACTCGAAAATGCCTAGTCTGTGGAACTATGTTTCCGAACAAGCGAATGGGCAATTTTTCAAGGAAAGTTTGTTCTCGGTCTTGCGCCACAGTATTACAACACAAATCTCATATTGTTCGGAACTTGTTTTGTTATCGTTGTCAAGTCTGTCAAAAAACTTTTACACTCCACAAACAGATTCCTACTCGATTAACTTGCTCACGGAAATGTGGCAATATTCTAGCTGGAATCAAACGTATGGGCAAACATTCAGAGGAACGAAAATTAGCTGTTCAAAAAGGTATAGCAACATCCAAACTCCAAAACAAAGAATTATGGCAGCATCGTTCAGAAAAAGCATCAAAATTGATGACTCTACACAATCCATCCTACCAACAAATCAATTTGGACAAAGCCAAAAAAACCAAATTGGAACGTGGCAGTCTTCATCGTTGGTCAGGAATAAGAGGTGGAAATGGGATACTGACAGAACCACAAATTATACTCGCAACAGCTTTAGGATGGGATCAAGCAAAACCGAAAGAAATTGGATTTCACCCGTTGTATGGCAACTGGCTTCCAGAATATTCAATAAAAACGGGTCATTCATCATTGGATGGAACTGGTTATCCACCATCTTACAAAGCCGATATTGGATGCATTTCCTCAAAAATCTCAGTAGAGGTAGATGGGATTGGGCACCGGTTGAAAACAAATATAAACAAAGATATAAAGAAAGAGCAAAAACTACAGGAATTAGGGTGGATCACGTTGAGGTTTACCAACGAGGAAATAATGACGAATCTTTCAAAAGTGTTATTGAAGATTCAGAACGTAATCAAGGGTTTGTAACATTATATGATCTTGAAATTGATGGACATCCTTCATACTACGCAGAATCATGCTTGGTGCATAATTGTCACATGCTATCAAAAGCTTCATGGAACTCTTTATTAAAAGTAGTTGAAGAACCACCCGCTCATGTTTATTTTGCATTCTGTACAACAGAATCAGATAAAGTACCTAACACGATTCAAAGTCGTTGTACCCAGTTCAATCTTAAACCAGTCAGTCACAGTGATTTGTGCAGTTTGTTAGAAGCCATTGTATCACTGGAAAATTTACCCATACCACCACAAGGTATTGATTTAATTGCGAGAAATGCATTTGGTTCACCCCGAAATGCATTAACGGCTCTTAATTTATGTGGGCACTGTACCAATTTGGATGAGGTACGAATTGCATTGGAAGAAGCGGAAGGTGATGCTGACAGCATTGAATTATGTCGGCTATTAACGGGTAATACAGCTCTTACTTGGAAAAAAGCAGTAACACTACTCAAAAGGATGGATAACAAAGCACCTGAAAGCATCCGACTGTTAGTAGTGAATTATGTCGCAAAAGCTCTGGTAAGTACTACATCAGAGTCCATTGCTGTCAAATATTTGGCAATATTGGATGCATTCAGTAAACCTTGTAACCCATCAGAAAAGATGGCACCAATTTTATTGGCGATTGGAACTTTATTACTGAGTAACCCTGAATGAACAATACGACCTTTTCAGAAATCATTACTGATCTTGTTAATCATTTAAAAATTGATAAACATGATTTAGATAATGAAGTGACTCGACATTCCGATCTTTTGCATACTGCGTTGGAAGCTCATGCCCATGCAGTCAATTTGCGTGACGCAGCAAAAAACAAAGTTGAGGAACTTTACGCTGAATTATCTTTAAAGTACCGTCGGGATGCTGATAACTCTGGAATTAAAATGACAGAAGATCGTATCAAGCAATCGGTACTGGTAGATAAACAGTATAAAGATGTTCAAAATGATTTACTTCTGTTGAAACTCGATTGTGACAAACTGGCAGCACTAAAAGATGCATATACATCCCGTGGTTATATGCTGAGAGAACTCGCTGGTTTATGGATAGGTGGTTATTTTTCCAATCGTTCCATTGAAGGAACTGAACACTTGGCCGAAACAGCCAGGTATAATCATGCACGACATGCAATAACAGATGCACGAGTGAGTAGTGGTAAACGGTAAACACTAGTCAGCTTTTGCTCTTGGCTGATATAGTAACTGTTGTGTTAGATTACACAACAGTTGATTTTAAGAGCAACTACTTAGGCGAACAGCACGTAAATCTGGGCAAAAATGCCATCGTAAAATGCCAAATGCCTATAACTTTAAGGTGAAATCATGAGTAAGTTTCAGTACAAAACACGCGAAGGTGCTTCAGTACGTAAACGGGCGGAACAATGGGGTAATGATCGTGAATCTATTTTGAAAGACCATGCGCCCATTTGGCGTCCAAAAGATGGGGCCAATACTATTCGCATTTTACCACCCACTTGGGCAGATGCGGAACATTATGGATATGATATCTATGTTCATTATGGCATTGGACCGGACAACTCCCAGTTCCTCGATTTGGTCAAAATGAAACAAGGACCTGATCCAATTACTGAAGAAGTGCAACGAGCACGAGCTGAAGGTGATGAAGAATATGCAAAAAAATTAGATTCCAAAAAACGGGTACTAGTCTACTTGATAGATCGTGATCGTCCCCGTGATGGTGTTATGATGTGGGCAATGCCTTGGACTGTAGATAAGGAAATTGCAAATCAAGCGTATGATACACGGACTAATGAAGCTCTCCCAATCGACTCACCTGACGATGGTTATGATGTCATTATTACTAAGTCCGGTGTTAAAGATCGAACTGAATACAGTGTCAAACTGGATCGACGATCTAGTGTACTAGAAATGACGGATGCTATTCTAGACATTATTCAACAACATCCACTTCCAGAGTGTTTAACCTTTCACACGTATGAGCAAAAGCTCAAAGCGTTTCAAGGTGGAGCGAGTCGTGCTCAACCCACAGAGCCGGAAAACAAAGCCGCTAAGTCATCTGCTCAACAGCCTCAAGCAAGTGGTTCTGGTAAGACTAAAACTAATTTTAATCTAAACACTTTGACTTGGGAATCTGTGCAAGCATTTAACTCTCGACAATTAGATCAACTTTTTGAACAGTTGATTGGCGAGGGTTATGATGTCAGAGAGCAAAACGAGTCTGATGCCGAACTTTGTGAAGCTATTTGTAATGCGTTAGGTCTAAAACCACCACGAACAACTACTCAAAGAACTCAGCGCCAATCGGCTGCTGTCCAACAGCACTTTGAAGAATCCGAAGATGACATCCCTTTTGATGAAGGTGCAGATAATGCGGCAGTTGAGCCGTCTGCACCAGCACCAACCACTACATCCAACAAAGTCAATGAGATGAAAAATCGATTGGCTAATTTGCGTAATCAGAAGTAACATAAATTGAGGGCTAGAAATAGCCCTCATTATTATTAAATAATGGAGATTGTTATGGAACGTCAACCTGTTAAATTGATCCCGCCCGCTAGTCAAACTAAAGCTAATCAAGAAGAAGTACATGGAGCTTATTTTGCTAAAGTTAAAAAAGAAGGATTAGAATATATACCATCCGGCTGCACGCTATTGGATTGTGTACTAGGTGGTGGATGGCCTCTAGGAAGAATGAGTAATATTGTTGGAGATAAATCGGCTGGGAAATGTATAGTTAATTCGGCGATGATTCTTACACCAAATGGTTTCGTAGATCTACAAAATTTGGAACCTAAGCACCCAATGGGTGAATCATCTTATAATCAACAAGTGATGGTCAGTCGTGGCAATGTAGACACAACAACTCATTTTTATAAAGAACCAGTATCTCAATATTATCGAGTTGAAACGAATTCTGGATTTATTATTGAAGTCACCGCAGATCATCCAATTGCAATTTGGGCCGATGGTTGTGAAACTGTTATGAAACGGGGTCATAGTTTAGAATTAAATGACTATGCAATTATTGCATCATCAACCCACCAATACGGAAAGAATGAGATACATCCATCATTAGCATATCTAATAGGTATAGTGACCAATTTACCAGTTATGACAACAGAAGATAATCTTATAGTTTATGTTGGATCGTCAATGGCTAAACAAGTAATCAGCCAACACCTGATTACTCTTGGAACGGAAATTCAAGTTGATGGTGCTTATTTTATTGTTAAAGATCAAACAAATGTCACTTCAGTAGTTAATACTTTAATTCAATATTCAAATACTAATTCAATACCACACACTATCTTATCAGGAACATTAAGCACACAATTACAATTTCTTCGTGGGCTGATGGATACAACATCGTGGTTAAGTTCTAATACTTTTTACTATAAAACTTGTAATGAAAAACTATCTAGACAAATCCAACTCATGTTATTAAATATGGGGATTGTTTGTAATAGAAAAAAACTGCCACAACAATTAAAAGGAATAAATATGTGTCAGATAGAAATATCAGGGAAAAATCTAAATTGGTATGCTAATTTAGTCGGTAGTGACGTACACAATCTGCCTGTTGAAAATGAACATAGGCATGGTAACATCATTCCAAATTTACTCACTAAAATGACGAGAGATCATAGTAAATTTAAAAATTTAGTGGACTCTAATAATAAAGTTGAATCAAGATTGTTTGACTTAGAAATAAAGAACTACCAACAATATGAGTATGATAGTTGGGAATTATTAAATAGATTTATTGCTTTACATGAACCGTATGAAAGTGTCGGAGCTGATCTATCTTTTTATAAAGATTTAGCAAACAGTGGATTCTTTATGGATCGTATCAAATCCATTACTAAAATAAAAGAAGATACGATTGCGTATGATGTACATATTCCAAAAGATCATAAATTTTGGTGTAACGGTTTTATTAGTCACAATACTCTATTAGCTATTGAAGCTTGCTGCAATTTTAATTTGATATACCCTGATGGGAAAATAATTTATTTGGAAGGTGAGGCTGCTTTTGATACCGATTATGCGAGTGCATTAGGAATGCCAATTAATGATATTGAATTTGCTGGCGAAGATTTAGAAGATTATACAATTGAGTCTTGGTTTGATCATTTGACAGAAACTTTGAATAAAATAACCAAAACAGAACAACCATGTCTTTATGTAGTTGATTCACTAGATTCACTTTCAGATAAAGCTGAAAAAGAACGGGATATTACAAAAGGGACTTATGGAGCAGCAAAACCTAAATTAATAGGTGAACTATTTAGACGTTTAGTAAAAGATATGGAACAAACTCGTTTACACTTAATGATTATTTCTCAAGTGAGAGATAAAATTGGTGTAATGTTTGGCGAAAAACATACTCGAACTGGAGGTAGGGCAATGGATTTTTATGCAAGTCAGATCCTTTGGCTTGCACAAGTTAAAAAACTAGAAAAAACAATTCTTAAACAGACTCGTACTTATGGTACAATGGTAAAAGCCAAGTGTAAAAAAAATAAAGTCGGTCTCCCTTATCGTGAGTGTGAATTTCCAGTTGTATTTGGATATGGGATTGACGATATTGCAGCGATGATAACTTGGTTAGAATCCATTAGTGCAAAAGATTCTATTTTGCGAATTATCAACCAAAGTAGTTATAAAAGCAGTGCTGCATTATCAGAAGAATTAAAACAAGTGGATCGCCAATCGCGCATCCAAATTTGTAATGAACTCGCTTCAGAGGTTATAGACCAGTGGGAACTGATAGAGCAAAAATTCCTACCAACAACCAGCAAATATTAACGCCTCAACCGCTATTTCCAGCAACAAATAGGTCAAGAATTAGGATTAATTGGCCTATTTTTGTTGATGAATTAGTTGCAGAACTTATGGGGATGATTATTCACACTGGAAAAGTTAGTAAAAATGAGTCCTTCATAATCATTCGTGGAACGAGCCGATACCCTTTAATGGAAGAACGGTTAAATTTTTTACTTAATCAATTAAATCTTTCATTAAATGTAAACTCACAACATTGGTCTGGAATGTTTACATCTCCATCTCCAGTCATTTATAGTGCACAGTTTGTAGCCACATTATTATCTATGTGGGATACAGATCGAATTACTCAATTAGTGGGTGTAGAACATATACCCACTTGTATTACCCAATCACCTCTACCTATTCAACAATCATTCTTTGTGGGATATGTATCTACATGCCACACCAAAATCTGGAATGATCAATTACTTATTTTACCTTATTTATCCACATTTGTAAAAGATTTATCCAAAATCTTAACACTTCTTAACATTAAACATACAATAAAACCTGACTATTTAATAACAGATTTAGGCATTGATATAAAAGCTGAATTTGAAAAAGTCCAAAACAAAGGATTAACATGAAACCAGGTCAAAGCAAACCAAAAGGAAACGCTTTTGAAAATAAGATAGCCAAAGAGCTGAGTTTATGGTTGACTCATGGCAAACGGGCTGATTTATTAGAACGTTCGTCTAATAGCGGTGGTAAAGCAACTGTACATCGAAAAGCAGGTAGAGATTTTACAAACATTGCCGGTGATTTAATGGCCGTTGGTGCTGAAGGACACCAACTCATCAATCATTTTATTGTCGAAATTAAACATCAAAATGAAATAAATCTTAATGTGAGTAACCTGATTTTTCAAACAGCTACCGATGGTTTAGTTGCTTATTGGAAAAAATTATTAGGTGAATGTCAAGCTCACCATAAAATACCCATGCTGATTTTTAGACAAAACTCCCGGCCTATTTATATCATACTATGCAATGACGGTATTAAATTATTTAATTGTGCTGCTACTGTAACCGCTGCTATTCGCCAACCAAAGAAAAGCATGAACATCATCCCATTCCAAACTTTTTTAAATATCGCAAATCCCAGTGCACTTATAGTACAGGTATAATTGATCGTTACACTACTTGGAGTTATATCAATGTTAATTGAGAATGATACTGAATGGCGGCAACCCGTACAAATACTTCCTTTAACTCAAGCATTCCCAGATTTGGGAGCATTATCTAATGAAACCAAATTGTTAATGAATGAACAATTCAAAGAGTATAGTGAAAAACGAGTTGTTTTGACTGAAAACCGTAAGCGTCTTTTTGGTGTATTTTCAGCTAAAGCACCTATTGTACGACATACCGATTTTGTAGAAGGTATTACTCAAGCTTACCAAAAACTATTTAGCGAAGAACCCATCATCAATATAAGTTCATTTGATGGTGGAGCTAAGATGGTGGTTCGATGCGATTTACCCGAAAAGTACAGCTTGGATTTTGGTAATTCTGATGTTTCCAACTTAATGTTGGTGGGTCAGAATAGTTATGACCATTCGTATGGATTCAAATTGAATATCGGGATGCTACGTTTAATCTGTACGAATGGTGCTGTAGCAGGAAAAGTGATTGAGTCGATTAACGCTAAAGAATTTAGTAACCGAATGGTTGCTAATACACTACCTGCTCGTATTGCTCGTTTAATTGATAAATCTACTGATCTTGTCGATGTTTGGCGGAAATGGTTGGATATTAAGTTACCTAGTTTGCCAGTCAACTTAATCCTTGACAAATATTTTCCAAAACGGTTCTATGAACCATTATTACAAGAGTGTGTATTCCCAGTTAGTAAGTACGAGTTATATAACTTATTAACTCGTAGGTCTACTCATGATATAACCGATGATAAACATCGATGGAGTGCGGATAATACTATTGCTCGGTTGTTTTATTCATCTATGCTGGATGAAGCAGCTAGCGCGTTTGAAAAAGAACTACAAACAACTCCAATCTTTGCCAATGAGCATGTAACTGAACAAGTCACCATTACGGACGATATTACCCATTAATCAATATGGGGGAGCAATCCCCCATCTAATGACTATGAAAAATCTAATAATCTCTGATTTACATCTTACTGATTCACCAACTGAAGCTTATCGTTGGAACGTATTTAAACTGGCACAAGAAAATATCATTAAATATCAATGTGAACAGTTATTAATTTTAGGTGATGTTTTTGATAAAAAAGATCGTCATCCGTCCAGTATTGTTAATCAACTCACTACAGTTCTAGCAGAAATTACTAAACAAGTTCCTATCATTATTTTAAAAGGTAATCATGATTACATTAATCCAGATGATCCATTTTTACAATTCTTAAAACATTTACCTAAAGTAACTTGGATTAATGAGCCTACTATACATCCTATCAATGGAAAGACGGTTGCTTGGCTCCCTCATACCAAAACACCAATCGAAACTTGGGAACCTTTTTTAGCCAAGTATAAACTAGATTTTTTATTTATGCACCAAAGTGTCATTGGTTCTAAAACCAGTAGTGATTTTGAAATTAACAATGCTTTAGATTTATCTTGGTTAGAAGAACGTGCTAAGTGTCCAATTATATCGGGTGATATTCATGTACCCCAAACTATTAGAACTTTAACGTATGTAGGTACACAACATCCAGTTGCATTTGGAGATGATTATAATTATCGCATGTTGCTCATTGATTTTGGAATGGAGATTAAAGTAGAGTCAATTCCAATTGAAAGCATGAAGCGACATTCAATTACAATTATGGATATGAGTGAATTTAGACGTTTACATGATAAAGGTGTATTAAAAACTGGAGATCAAATTAAAGTAAAAATAACTCTAGATGAAACTAATCTTGGTGAATGGAATGCTCTTAAAAACCAAGCCGTTGCTTGGTGCGAAAGTCATGGTATTCATGTTGCCGATGTTAAACTAGAAAAACTACAATTTGGTAATACACTAAAAACTACCCAAGTTCAAGATACTTATGCTCCTGTCCATCCACAAGCTGCATTTGATCGTTATATCGAAAACGGATTAGATTTAAAAATAGTTAATGTGGGTAAATTGATTCTTAATGAGGTTTTAAATGAAAACGGGACTTTTAATAGTTGATTTTTCCAATACACTCATGCGGTCGCTTGCCGTTAATAGCAAGCTTAGTTTTAACAATCAATCAACTGGAGGTTTTTATGGGGTAGTATCTCAATTAGTTTCAAGAATAATTGAGGGTTCTCCAACACACATTGTATTTTGTATGGATACTAAGCCATACAAACGTTCTGAAGTTTATCCAGAATATAAACAAAACAGGAAAAATAAACCGCACTGGTATCCGAGCATTCCACATAACAAAGAAATTTTATTACAATTCCTAGATTTGTGTAAAATTCCGGTACTCAGTGAAGTAGGATTAGAAGCTGATGATTTAATTGCTAAACTGGTTAAACATTATGCACCGCTGTTTAACTACATTAGTATCCTATCTAATGATGACGATTTATTTCAACTATTAGATTATAGTAATGTTACATTATTACGGAGTAAAACATCTGTAACTAAAGCCAATTTTAAAGACGAATACCCTGGATTAGATCCACAAGATTGGATTTATGTAACGGCAATGACGGGAACTCATAACAATGTGTCTGGAATACCCGGTTGTGGTCCAAAAACAGCTCTTAAATGGGCACTTCAACGTAAACTAGGTATTTTTGAAGAAAAAGTAGTTAAAAATAAAGAATTGATCGAGCAAAATGTTAAGCTTATTCAATTACCTTATGGTAATGATTACACATTATCAGATTTTGATTTAACCGTACCCCATTTTCCAGAACGTCCTATCATGCGTTATTTATATAGGTATGGTATACAGTACACTAAACGTATGAGTGATGCTTTTTACCAGTTTAATCAAAATGGAAACTTGTCTGGGTTTCCAATTTAGGGGATGCTTGTGTCACAAGAACAAATATCAGGTAGTTTATCCCAAAATCTTTTAACCTTGCTTGCATTTGATTCAGAGTCTTTGCCGCTTCTAGCATCAACACTAGAACCGGGAATGTTTGAATCAGATTTTTATAAACATATTTGTCAATTATCACTAGAATTTTATCGGGAGTTTAAAACTGCGCCTGGTGATCATTTACCCGATTTACTTGAACCCAAACTCAATCAGGAAACACGAGAAAGTGAAGCTTATCTTAAAATATTAATTAATTTATTTAACAATAAAGATGAAGTCAATAGAGATTACGTACTTAGTCAACTCAATCGATTTATTCGCCAACAAGCATTAAAAGATGGAATTATTACTGCACATCAATATGTAAAAGATGGTGATTTGGAAAATGCAGAAGAAGCACTTAATCGAGCGGTATCAAAACAAATAAAGGTTTTTGAACCCGGTATAATGGTTGCCGATACTTCAAAATCATTAGCCTTTTTAAATGCTGCTACACCTGCATACCCAATTGGAATTAAACAATTAGATGATATGGACTTAGGTCCTGCGCGGGGGGAATTACTCGTTATTTTAGCACCCGCTAATAGAGGTAAAACTCAATTTTGTGCTCATATTGCAAAAGTATGCGCTCTTAATAGGTTAAAAGTGCTTGTTATCTCTTTGGAAATGTCTGAGCAAAAATATACACAACGAATTTTGCAAGCTTTGTTTGCTATTAGTAAAAGACAATCCGAAGTTGTTTATACTTCATTTAATGAAGATGAAGATGGAAAATTAATGGGATTTCGTTTAGAAATGGTGGAACGTCCCACTTTAAAAGATGAAAACATTGGAAAAATTATCACAGAAAAATTAAGTAAATTTCACAACAAAATAAAAATCTTAGTAAAACGATTTCCAACTAATGCTTTAACTATGAAAGGGTTAGAAGCTTATTTGGACAGTCTTGAGAGATTCTCTAATTATATACCCGATGTGTTGATCATAGACTATGCTGATTTAATGCTTATTGATGCTGCAAATATTCGTGTTGCAACTAGTAATGTTTATAAAGATTTACGACGGATTGCAGTAGAACGAAATATTGGAGTTGTTTCTCCTTCCCAAGCTAATCGATTAGCTGAAGATGCTAGAATCATTACATTAAAACATTTAGCTGAAGATTATTCAAAAGCGGCAACGGCAGATAATGTAATAGCTTATTGCCAAACATCTTTAGAGTATCAATTAGGGTTGGCTAGGCTTTTTATTGCCAAAGCACGTGATGAAGAACGTGATTTAACTATTCTTATATCACAAGCTTATAAAATGTCTCAGTTTTGTATCCGATCACATCTCATATCCGACAGGTATTGGAGTTTATTGGATGCACATAGCAATCAAAATGATGAAGATAACGGTACACAACCACCAGCACATACCCCACGCCGCAGTTTACGGAGACGTAGTGGATGATTACTGCATTTAGTAAAGCGACTATTGAAGCTTATTTAAACCGAGAGTTAAACGATTATTCTTGGATTAAAGAAGGTGTGGCACCCGACTTATTAGAGTCAATAAAAGTTGTTTGCCCCACATTTAATCCAAAGCTTTCTTTATTTACTCATCAACTTGCTGGAATTTATTTAGGTTTATGTTTAGACCAATTTTTATTCTTTTTAGATATGGGACTAGGCAAAACAATTTTAGCTCTGTCATTAATTCAATGTCGGATAGATCTAAAACAAGTTAATACAGCTCTTGTAGTAGTACCTAACGTTGTTAATATTGAGAATTGGCTATATGAAATTGCCTCATTTACTAATCTAACCGCAGTTGGACTCAGTGGCAATAAAAATCAGCGGTTAGCTGCCCTTAATCAACCGGCTCAAATTAAACTTATTAATTACGATGGTCTTAAAGTATTAATGGCAGAACTAAAAGAGGTAAAATCAAGAAAAAAAGCTGAAAACGGACAAAAGCGTAGGCGACAAATTGATAACTTTGCAGCTAGAGATTTTGCTAACTCTTTTGATATGTTAGTTTTAGATGAATGCCACCATGTCAAAAACACAACGAGTTTAAATTTTAAACTTTGTAATATTTTAGCAGATCATATTCACTATCGAATTGGTATGACGGGTACACCTATTGGTCGCCATGCTACAGGATTTTGGGGTCAATTTTATATTATTGATCGTGGTGAAACATTAGGTATTCATGAAACACTATTTCATCAAGCTTTGTTTAGAGAACGCAGCACTAGAGCTGGTTATATAGAAAGATATTTACCCAAAAAGAATGAAGTAAAGTTGCATTTACTGCTTCAAAATAGAAGCATCCGTTATTCAGATGAGGAATGTAATGACGTTCCTTCCGTAACATTTATTAAAGTTAATTTTACTCTTACCGATGAAGTCAAACGTTATGGGAAACAACTCATTAAAACAGTGATCCAAACAGTTAGTGGCGATACAGAACAAAAGAAAAAAGAAAACATTTATGCAAAAACCAGACAACTTTGCAGCGGTTTTATATATGAAGGTACTGAAGAAAATAGAGTTACTATTCGTTTCCCTCACAATCAAAAATTGGTAGAAGTAGAAGAAATTGTTACTGAGTTACCACCTGATGCTAAAATAGTTATTTTCCATTATTTTCAAGAATCAGGTAGACAAATTATTGAGCTACTGAAAAAACTTAAATTAAAATTTGTCATCATTGGCGGCTTGAGCGAAGATAATGTTGAAGCTTATCGTCAATTTCGTAACAATCCAGATATTACAATTTTAGTATTAAATATGGCAAGCGGCGGTGAAGGACTTAATTTACAAATTGCCAATTATGCGATAGTATATGAACCAATAGATCATCCAGATACAGATCGTCAGGCTATTAAACGAATCTTACGTACTGGACAAACAAAACATTGTTTTGTTTATCGATTTATAACTGCAAGCTCCGTTGAAGAACGAATTATGGAGTTTGTTACAGAAGGTAAGCATTTATTTGATGCTTTACTAGAAGGAAAAGTAGAGATTAATTCTCTTATTGGTTAAATGACTAAGACTGATTTAACACAAATTGTCAATAAAATTCTTCCAGTCGTGGCTAAACAAACAACACTGGAAGAAAAATTACGGGTCGCTATGTTATCCGTTCAGCACTATCCTATTGCTGAACATTTGCAATTTAATTCGTCTATTATTGCAGTATGGAAATCGATTGATCAAAAAGAACAAGAAATTTTACAACATAATTTACAAGCTCTTGAAGCAATTGCATCTTTTTTAAAAAACTGTAATTCATCAAATTTGATGGAGATTCCTATTCCCAATCAACCTGTACCAATTTTATCAATATGGTATGCAGTACGAGGTATAAATAATGATACCACTAGATCGAAACACTAAGACTTTAGTAGATAAACAAAAGCCATTAGAACAATTACAACTTACCGATAGTGATGATGGAGTCAAAATTGGTATGAATTTTGAACAAGGTATGATTGTAATAGAGTTAGATAATGACTCTCAGGGAAATACAAGTATTTTAACAGTGCCTATACGCACTGGTCACGCAATGGCACTCAAAATGTTAGAAGCATGTGCCATTATTAACTTTGCCAATTCTATTGGCCTTAAACTGGAGCAAACTGATGAGTGATATGCCTACACCTATTATTGGTGGTATGGGTAGTACAATGGACGGACCCGCTTTAGGCGGTTCACCACAACCCAATGCTGGTCTTGAAATTGGTGTGTTGGAAGATAAAATTGGATTTAAAGTTACAGGGCCGAATGCAGAACCCATTGTAATGCTGTTTACTCTTCAAGAAATTTATAACATTATGGGTGCATTAGAAAGTGCAGCAGCTCATGTGAGGCAAAGCATGATTCAGCAACTTTCGCAACCCAAAGTTTCTTAAATATAATTGCTGCCTTTTTGGCAGCAAAAGGATTCTTAATGAGTTTAAAAAATGTAGCAATTGGTATAGATCAGCTAGTTAATACTTTTTTCGGTGGGACACCTGATGAAACATTATCATCAAGATGTTTTAGATTAGCTAGGATAAGTAAACCACCTAGTTCAATTGCTGAATTTGCAATGAAGCAAATTGACAAACTTTTCTTTTGGCAAAAAAACCATTGCTACAATGCTTTTTTAACGGAGCTTGCGCGAAAACAATTACCGTCCGTTTATCAAAACTCAAGTTTACTAAATATGTATCACTCGGAATTGGATAAACTGAAAAAGTGATTATTATGGACATTGAAGAACAGATTGAAACAAAGAAAACAGCACAAGCTGTTATAGATATAGAACGGTTACAAAAAATTGTGACTTGTATTAGACAATACCGTAATCAATTTAAGTTACCACCTGGAAAAAAATTAACGGTATTTATAAAAAATGCAATAAATTTAGATAAACGGATTGTAGAAGAATTGCAGCTTCAATTTTGTTTTATAGGAAGATTAAACTCAATTAGTACTGATCCTCCAAAACAAGATCAAAATGTTCAAGAATTTGAAAATAGTGGAATTAAATTGCTGGTTGTTAAAGACTAAAAAACCGGGTATAACCCGGTTTTAGATGAAAAAGCTCTCACGCAATATACGCTGAACCACCCACACCGGCTGGACCTTTAACCGGATTGCCTCGGACAATCGTAGCCGCACAACCAGCACCAGTCCCACCCGTAACTGTAATGACCGCTCGTACAAACGCCTTAGTTAAGCCGCCAATGTCAGTGATACCAACCGATTGAACACTGTTAGCTGTGGCAGCAGCCAATGTACCATTCAATCGAGAAGCATCAATATCAACCCAATTGGTAGAGCCATCATTAGATTCTTGGATTTTTGGAGTAGCAGCACCACCGCCCAAATCTCCAAAGGAAAATGTCGCAACAGCACTATTATAATCTGCTAGTGCTACTGCCGTGCCGTTAGCCGCACCCGCAGTCCTGACTGCCGGAACCAAGGAAACGACCGGATTAATTTGGGACTTTAAATCTTGCATCATAACACGTACCTCATAAATTTACAAAACAGGTCTTTTCAAATCCACAACATCCGCATTATAAACACTATCAGGATCTAATGCAATCAATGTGTAAACCCGCTCCGGGTCCAATCCTACAACAGTAATTAAACCATTACCTTGAGAGTTTAATTTTTGCACAATAACTTGTTCTTGCCGGTCCAAAACAATAATAGGGATTGACTGTGGTATGTCTAATTTACTTGTCACTTCAACTATTTTATATCTTAAACCGCTGTTGTCAATACGTGAAATAGGTAATTTAGAAAATAAAGGGGAACCAACTAGTAATTTTCGATTGTCAGTTGCATTTAATCTCACACTTTCACAAACTTTTTCAGAAACAGGCGTACCAGACCAAACATTTAATAAGATAATCCCAGTGCTTTCACAATGTTTTCCAATTGTACCATAATTAAGCATCTAATCGAACTCCATAACATCTACTACTAATAATAACACAATATAATGTATAACCACCACGACTAAATATTTGACCAACATTAGAAAATGTATTAGAGAATGCAAATAAATCATGAATAAAACCACGACATTGTTTTGTATCTGCATGATGAATAGCAATGGGACTTGCAGCTAATAAAGCGGAATTAACAACATGACTGAAATCATAATCGTCTATTCGATAAAAAATAGACGCGCCAGCTTGCTTAGATAATAATAAACCTGTACCATCACCTTCCAAATAAATCACACTACTCAAACTTGATGTATTACTACTTAACAATTGGTATGCAGCATTTGCAGCACTAATTCCTAATACAAAAAATATTTCATTATCATCAAATAAAGCCTCAAAAAAACTAAAACCAAAAAGCTTTTGTGAATGAAGAAAATAAAAAGCTTGAGAATCAGCAAATAAAAGCCAATTAGTATCTAAAGGATTACGAGGAATACTAACGCCTTGTTGAAAAGTAGCATTACTAGGCATTTGACTAATAGATGGAAATCCGCGAGTATCGTCTATGTTACGATAACCAATTAAAATTGCTGAGTTATCTGAATCTTTAACAACAATTTTTTTACCTATTGTATTAATTGCAGTAAGTGTAGAACCTGTTCGGAGTACCGAAGTCCAACCTACAGCTAATAATACTTCTTCTAATAATTGCACAAACGTAGGTGAAGCTGTTGTCAATTGTGTAGTGCAATTATTCTGATTGAATACTTTCATACATAACCTACTGGATGAGTATAATTAGTTGAAAAAGGCCAAATATTAGGCCATGTACCTAATTTAGTACCCACTATTCTAGTTAAATGTCCATTTTTATTAATAGTAGAGTATGAATTATATATAGCACCACAGCCCGCATAAGGCCACTTTAAACTTAAAGGAACTAATAAATACCAATAAGGGTTTTCAAGTACAGCTTTAGCATTTGCTATATCAATATCTATGTCACTTGTCCCAACCGCATTAGATTTTAAAGTTAACATATTAGAACCATTCGGTAATGTATAATAACTAGTTATATTTTTAGTTGCAATAAATTGATTTGTTTTGTTTTCTTTAACTAGCCCATCTAACCAAGGTGTAACTAAACCTACAACTACATCTTCTGGCCCATCTGGACCCCATTTCCTAAAATTACATTTAAATCTACCAACTTCATTACCACCAGGATAAAAAATACACCAATTTGAAGTAGCAAATTCATCAGGGTTTATAGCGTTACCTTGTGCATCTATTGAAGAACCGGAAAAAAACGCTTTAGCAAAATAAATACCAAAACAAGTAATCCAACCTCGTGAAGTCTCACCAACCAACTTTGGAGTACCAACCCACCAAATTTTAGAGCATTTTTGAGCATTTCCACATCTATTAAAACTTTGATCTAATATTTGTGCTGTTTCAAGTCTAGTTTCAGCCGCCCCAAAATGTATGGCTTGACAGTCATCTTTAGGAATTAATAGAAATGAAGAATGTAAAATGTTTCCAATTGAATTTTCTGAGTGAAATTTACCCTCACCATAACGATATGCAACCCAATGTGTATAAAATTCACCTAATCCACCACAACAAGTAGGTTGTTCACTGTCATCGCAGAAACCACATCCACATACAGCATCCCAAATTAAAGAAGGTTGTCCAGCATCCCAAGCTCCAGCACTAATACTAACATTTGAAAGATGCTTATTAAAAGATCCATTAGTTGTATAAACTGCGCGAGTCGTACCTACCACAAATCCAGAAATAAAACCGTCTTCTTTATATGTTAAATTGTACTCAGAATCAGAACCAGGCCCACATAAACCTTCTGGTGGATAACTATCATTATCTTCTGCATTGATTTTATTCAATACAAAATCAACTACAACCTGAATCCCATCCTTATTATACCATGCATATACTGGAAAACGCCCAGCTAAATTTGGTGGACACTTATTATCCACATCAAACGGATTACAAGGTAATTTCCACTCATAATCTTTATAATAAGAATCCCACACGAAAATTTTATCAATATTGAGTGGTTCTATCCATGGATTGCTAAGTGTTGCTGATACTTCAAAAGTAAAACAATTCGCTAAAGCGTCAATGCATTCTTTAGTATAAGGTAATCCACCTTCAACTCTATTTTTTTGTTTTAGTAATTCATCAAACTGACTATCTTCAATTTCTGTATTTTTTAAATACCACCATTCACCATCATCAATATCTCCAATAATCACTATTTTTTTATTAAAAGGATTTATTAATGTAGGATCATCCATTTCAACTGCTTTTGCTTTTGTAATATAACGACGATATATTCCTTGTGGATAAAAATCAACACCTTTACTTACATTTAAGTCTTTAATTAAAGACTGACATTTTTGATCTACTTCTTCAATTAATATGTCATCTAATCCAGGACAATTAATTACTAAATCTATTAAACTAGTTATACGATAATTATCTTTAGTTCTTTTTTGAAATACATTACAAGCGGCTGTGCCATTCCAAGTAGCATTAAGACCAAAATCAAAAGGACTTCCATGTTTGTAAATTTCAGATGAAGCATCTAAACCATTTAAAGTTGTAACATTATAAGTAGGAAAAGATACTGATAATAAATACGCTTCAATATTTTCTACATCTGTGTTTGAAAATTCAGCATAATCACCTGTCTGTAACCACCGTTTTAATTGATGTCCTAGGCCAATCGGCACTAAAGGGTTTATTGCCAAATCTTTACACCTAATTAAAAAATGATTATATTTATAAGTAAACAAAAAGTGTGATCCACGACCTAACGTAATCACTCGTGCAGCTCTATTTAAATCTGACCCATTTATAAACATACCAATGCTTAACGTTGGAGAACCAGTATTATTCGTATTTAACACATATTCAATCTCCTTACCACCATAAATACACTGTAAATATAACCTTAATTTACCAGAACATAAACTAGAAGGATAATTTATTTGTGCATATTTCTTTAATATAATTTGATTATTACAAAATACTTTATTTCCGTATTCCGCATAATCTTCAGATGTTTTTTCAGGTTTAATACAAGTTGTAACTACACCATCATTTGCATTAACAGCACTTGTTGCTTTTACCGCAGTTGCATCTACATAATCCATCAAATTGCCTAAACTACTTGGATTAGGAATCAATTGAGGGGTAAATGTTGGAACAAAACTATATGTACATGTTGCTTCGTCACCACGAGGATTTATCATGGTTACACTATCTGTTTTTTGATCACAACCTACTGCCCGTGATTCATTAACCACACCGTCAGCAAGTCGTGTTGCCAAAACCTTTTGCACTACTGGTATTTTAGCTGATTTATTTTGACCTATTGTTATATCCATTAACTTACTATCTAAACCTAAAGATCCACCAAAAGATGAATATTGCGGTTTAAACTGCCACGTTGCAGGTGTATACGAATTTGGAACAAAATAGAATGTAGAATACTTTAACATTCCACTTTCTAACCATAAATTATCTGGTGACACACTAAATCTATTCCAAATTCCAAATGGACAGATTGTGCCAAATATATGTAATTTACCATCTAATATTGACATTTAACTATACCAAGTATTACTTGTTTCTATTATTAATGCACCTTGATAAACACGAATAATTTCAAAAGTTTTTCCAGCTAATACCCCTGTTCCACTAAATGTATCACCATGTGTAAAATATGTATAAGATGAGCAAGGTTTCCACAAACCAGGAATATATCCACGCACTACACCTGTTGGTTCAGTAATCCAAATGCGTGACATAAGTAAACTACCATCTACAGGATTTGGAAATTGCACACCATTTTTATAATCATCTCCATGTTTACCAACTTTTAAACTACTGCCCAATTGAGTATAAGATCGTACTACATAATGAGCTTCTAAAGTTGAACCAATTACACACGTTTGAACTGAAGCGCCATTATACGTATTACTAGAAGAACTATAAGCCCGCCCAATAATTAAACTATTATAAAGATCAGATGTATTTAATGTAACAAAATCACCAAAGATATATAAACACGCATTAGCAAAATCAGTTGTAGCTAGTGGATTAATTAACAGAAAACAAATTTTATGATCAGCAAAAATAAGCCAATTTCGAGCAGCAACCGTAACAGTATCATTCTTAACTATTGATGAATAGTTAGGCGCTACTATTTGGGTATCTAACGGAAATTTTCCCGTACCCGTATCTATAGCAGTCATAGCTTCATAACCATACAAAGAAGCCATGTTGGGAAGTGAAATGTTATTATCTAAAATTTGAAAATAGCGTTGCCGACTCCCTGTACCATTTTGAAAGACAATGCGTTCATAATTATCATTATATGGAATTGCCCAACCAGCAGCAGATCGTCCAGTATAACCAGAATTAAGAACTGTTGCCAAAACTTGACCCAAAGATCCCAAAGTGGGTAATAATAAAGGAGCGTCAGTATCTACAGCCGAATAACGAGTTACAGCGGTCATAATAGCCTACACATTGTTAGCTTTAAGATTAGACAATTGATATGCATCATACTGGTTATTTGGGTCTAAAACAATAGCGTTATAAGATCCTGGTGCTACCTCAAATGAAAAAGCTCCAGTATCTTTATTTGTTGTTGTTTTAAGATATAAAGATTGTAATTGAAGATCTGTAGTTTTAGCATCTTTATACAATAATACTTCACGAAAAATAGGCACATACTTCGTAGTGGGTAGCGGTACATTTGCTTTAATACTTAATGTTTTACTGCTAAAAGACTTATCAATATTAAGACCAACCACATTTGTTAGACTACTTTTTAATGTACCACCAATCATTTGTCGTTCTACATAATTAGGTTGCACATATAAACTAAAATTATCTCTATATTGGTGTAACCCATCACTAATAGAAATTGTTAATATAATGGTTTGTGGAGAATCAATATCACCAATAACCCCAAACAATTTTCCAGTGGTTTCCCCAATATTAAATTGACCAATAGAATTAGGTTGGACATTTATTAATTCATACAAACATGGCTTATCTTCATCATACAAATTCTTTAATTTTGCATTTAACTCCAATTCAAATTGTGTGTTAGCCAAAACTTGACCTAATGATAAAGTAGTCATATTTAAAAGAACTTTTGTAAAAAATACATGAGCTAATAAGAATTTAGTTTTAGTATTCGTTAAATATGGAAATAATGCACCGCTCTCATCAACCAAACGAAAATGTCCTAAATCTTCACCCATAAACAAATCTTTTTGTAGTCTATCTAATGGATATGGGTCCGTATTTCCGTTTAGTAAAAAATGATCTGCTACAAAAATCTGTAAATCATGAATAGACGCATAAGGGAATTTTTCAAGATATAGTGCAAAAATACCTCCAACTAATGCGGCTGAGAGCCGTGTGGAACTCGCTACAATAAAAGATCCATTTTTATCCAATGTTCCAATATCGACTCCAGGTGCAAATGCTGTGACTGAATCTCCATAATTAGCAAACAACGGAAAATGACCATCAATATCTACACTACTCACCACAAATATATCTTCTAATTGGTTTGGGCTACATGCTGACGCTAGCATTGGACCTTTACATTCATCTGTTAAACCATCTCGTAATCCATCTCCTGCTGAAGATACTACAATAATTCCGGCATCTATTAGTTTTCGCGTTGCTCTATCTAAATCATGTTTAACCAAAAATTCACCATATTTGGGTTCTCTTAATGCAGATGTAACAACAATACTTGTTCTATTATTTAAAGTTGTATGATCTTCTAAAATAGCATTAACTCCATCTTCATACAAATCAGTTTGGACCAATCCAGAATTATTATACACGTTCACACTAACCAAATTGCATCGTGGTGCAACGCCAAAACGATAACCACCTAATAATAATGCGATACCACTGCCATGTCCCACATAATCTACACCTTCATCTCCAACCAACCAACGAATTCTTGTATTATACCAAGCGGAATGACAAACACCTGATGATAAAATATAAACCGTTACATTTTGTCCGCTTAAAGCTTGAATACCATAAAGGTATGGTTTGGTATGGTTGGGTTGCCGACGACATATAAAATCTAAATACCATCGATCCGGCAACTGAAGGCCGGTAAGAGATACAGTTGGAGCTATTGTTCGACAATTTACCGCAGCAAGTGTCATTTAAAGAGTCCAAATAATTAGATAGTTTACTAAATTAATACTAACCAGTCAAGATTTTATAATACTTCACTCAAAATATGATAAAATAAAACCCATACAGCCCATCCACCCAACTAAACCCGTCTCATAATGGCTCAAATCGACGATTTTAACGATGCTACAACAAAACCAGTACCCAACCATTGTAAAAATTTAAAGTGTCCAAAATCGACGATTTAGCCGGTTTACAGACGGATATGAGGTTACTATGACAATAACTAAACCCGAACTTCGCATTAGTAATTCTACACAATCCATTACATTTTCCATCAAGAGTGATACTGGATGTAAATTAGCCGTATTGGATTTAAGCTTGATGTTAAATCAACCAGAACAGTGTCCAGCAGGATGTTGGTACTATTTCAACCGTATCAACATCCCCACTAATTTTACGCCTGCCAATGCAGCTTTATGGTTATATCACGCCATGACAGTATGGGCCGATTATGAAAATGTCCATATTTATAACGAGATTAATCCGTACCGGAACTCAAAACTCGATGCCAAACAAATTATGACATTTGAATCTTTGTATGGCTTTAAAAAACTACCGAACACCCCTAACACCACTATAAGGTTGTCAAACTCTCATGCTTGATACTCAACTAATCATTCAAATTTACGAATCTGATAAAGATATTGATACATTAAGCAAAGATTTAAATATCGAACCAGAAATGATATTGAAGATACGAATTGGAAAATATGGTTCAGAGCATACTAAAGACTTAGTACCCGGTATGTTATTAGTCCGGCATCGACTTCGCCGACAACCCAACCGATTTACTCAAATTGAATTAGACTATATTGCTAAGTCTTCTGATCCATATCGAAAACTTGCCGATCAATTTGGCGTTTATCCCGATACCATCCATGATATTAAACATGGATTACTTTACTCTGAATTGGTCAATAGTGAAGATTGTTTTGTGTCTAAACCACGGAAAAACATGCGGAATCGTCATACTTTAACACCTGAACAAGTCCAACAAATTATTTTCCAACTACCAACCAAATCTAATATCCAACTGAGTAAAGAGTTTGGTGTCGCCCCAGAAACCATATCGGATATTCGGCGTAATAAAAGTTGGCAATCTATTAAAAAACGACCCAACATGAGTGTGTGTCGGGAAAAAGGTTGGAAACATCATAATCGTAAAGTGACACAACGACATGTAGAATTAGCACTTATGACGACTATGAAATTAAAAGATTTTGCTAATAAGCATGGATTTAGCTATGCTGCTTTGAATCGAGCTATAAAGCTATACAAAATAAATAAGGCCGGAAACCGGCCTTATTAAGGTAACAAACACAACCCAACATCCCATAAGGACTAAATTACTTTAACCCGACCGGAGCTTGTTTAGCAATGACTATTAATCAGAACGATGATAATGCAATGTATGTACGAGAACTATGGGACCGATATACCAAAGACTTTCCACCAAATCTACCACCAAACCTCTTTGGGATTTTACAAAAGACTTTTTATTCTGGATTTGTCAGTGGGGCTGGGACTGTCATATCTTCTTTGTCTCAAGGTGATAAAGAAAAAGCAATTCGTATGATTCTTAACATTCAACAAGAGTTAGATATATTTGACCAATTAGTCAAAATGAAAGTTGTTTAGTACAAAACTCCAATATACAGGTATATAAACACATCAGTCACCATTATTGGAAAATAGCAATGTCAAAAGTGATACAACTAGGTGTATATAGAGTCATGGGTGTACAATATCATGACTTTGCAGATACAAAAACATGGAGTCAACTTACTTTTGGATTAGCCGTTCAATTACAACCAGAACCAGACAATATTCATGACCATAATGCAGTTATATTAAAGATTGGACATCAGCGGTTGGGTTATGTAGCAAGAACTTTAAGTGAATTATTTACCCGATTATTAGATCAACCCGATTTGTGCAGTATAAAAGCTAGTATTTTATCTGTAACCAACACGGATATATTTATCTCGTATGAGATGATTGTTTAAGACTAAAAAGCCGCCATATTTAGGCGGCTTTTATCAAGCTAACGATTAGCAATTAACCGTTGCCTTCAGTCAAGCTAGCACTGATGATGGAAATGGGACCACCTTGAATAATATCGGTAGAGTTGAGCTTTATGTCACCGTTTCCAGAGTTGTTAGTCACATCCATATCCATTACAAATCCACCATCTGAATTTGTAATGCGTGCCCAAGTTGCTGTACCCGAATTATTCGCTGCTGCGTCTTGAGCAATACTGGCAAACGTCAATACACCGTTATCGATACTAGATTTACATGGGCGAGAAAAAGTTAATTCCCCCAAAACTAGATTGGTAAATGGATCAATTGCACCACCAGCAGTAGCCGGTCGAGTACCAGAATAGATGGTTAAAACACCACCTGCCGATCCGGCATCAATCGCATCAGCAATCACTTGAGCGCGAGAATTACGAGTGGCCGTAGCCAATTTAATGGTCATTACAAACTCCTAAGTTAAACAAAAATATTTTCTTTTTCATACTGTACCGAAACAACATGCACTTTACCACTCTGCATTGTTTGTGTGGGTTTACATAATACAAAATAATTACCACTACACACCTTACCAAATGTATAATCAAAAGGTGTTTGTGTGTTCAATGGTAATCTTTGCAAAAGTTCTCCATTAATTCTACTATATAAACTCAATGCATAAGTACGTTGAACTGTTTGAGTATTTACAACCTTTCCACCTAAAGTATACCGAGGTTCTTTCGGTAAGTAAAGTGTTGGATATAATGCCAAACCCGTTGTAACCAAATTAATAGATTCTATGTTAGGAATAAAATATCCAAATCTACCATAAAATGCATTAGAATAAACTTTAGCGTCTTGTAATGATATATTAATTGTTCCAAACAATGCAACCCACGCAATAGATTCAATTACTATAGAATTTAAAGCCAAACTTAAATTAACTAATATCGGCAAATGATAAATGGGTGAAATGTCTGATGTAATAGACTCTAATATAGGTGTAAATCTGCCCGTAGGCCATGCCATGCCTGTTAAAGACCAAGAAAACTGATCAAGATTATTAATGAAATAAGTCCAAATCCGTATAGGAGTACGAAGCTGAATAGTACTTTTAGTAATTTCAGTCTTTAAAGCTAAATTCTGATAAATATTAGCTCTAAGTTGAATATGACCTGTTAATGTATTAGATAATTGGCTAATAAACCAAGCATTTGTATATCCAATATATGTTCCAGGTTCTGGAACTGATCCCAAAAATTTACAGTAAACTCTATCCAATTTACCAGTGGGAACAAATACTCCAATAACATATTTAATTCTAACATAAAAATCTAACTTCTTAACACTTTCACTTAATTGAATATTAACCTTAGCTAAAGTAGCTATATAACCTTTAAAATAAGCAATACTAGTAACTTCATTTAAATAATAATTATTAAAGATCCCAAAAACGGTAAATGGTGTATATAATTGAAGATGAGTAGTTACATTATCAGTAATGGGAACTAAATTAACTTTGTAAGGAATAGGTACTCTTGTTCCGATAGAAGTAGTAAGTTTTTCAACTTTAAGAACCATGCTTCCTTTAATAGTGTGAATACCACCAAATTGACCAGTCATCATTCCTAAGTCAGGTAATAAATTTCCATAAACAAAAGCTTTTATAGAAAATTCAAACCCACCTTTACAATCACGTAGTAACAATACCAAAGAACTTTGTATAGTAAAACCTTTAAATTGAGCATATATTAAAAGTCCCGTTCCCCAATATAAATAAGATTGACATTCAAAATCCATAGTACCTTTAAAAGGTACTATGCCCATAATATTCCCGTGTAATCTTGTAGTAGAGTATGAAGAACCATTAGAATTACGCTCTAAATCTGAAGTAAATAAATAACCATTAATAGGAAAACGATGCTGAGCAATAACGTTACTTTTAATCCATCCCAACGTCCAATAAATTTTATTAGAAAAATTAGGCCAATAACCTAATCTTTCAGCAATTTCTATTTCACAAGGACCAGTACCCATAGAACAAGTTTGAATTGGACGTGCATCTCCACCTACAAAAGTTCCAATAGCAACATTTGAAGATCTAAAATATACTGATAAAACACCCGATATAGGTGCATTTAATATTCCATAAAGTTTTGTACGTCCTCTAATATTTGCACGTAAAGGATAAATAAATTGACTATTAGATTGTACAACATAAGTATCAGAAATTTGTATTAAAATTCTTCCACTTACAGCATGAGCAGCTTGCCCAACAAAATAAGTAGAATACTCAACTAAACTATCCATAATAGAATTAAATGTTCCTGTATTCTGTATCATAAAGATATTAGTATTTCTTATAGAATCTTTTCCAAGTCCAGATATAAATTGCCCAATAACAGGAACATTACCTTTAAAACTTAAATAATTTTGTCCACTTTTAGCAAGAAGAAGTCCACGAATAGTTCTTGGTACAATACCCGTTATACTTGAATACTGCAAACTTTTAGTAGTAGAAACTACAGTTCCATAAACTAATTTTTTGAAAATGACTGCAAATCTTGAAAAAACTCCCCCGTTTACTTCAATAATTGGTGATTCTTGATATTTATCTATTA